GAGGAAGTAGAACAAGCTGAAGAGCAAGAGATGAGCTACGCTACTAAAGAAGAGTTATCTGCTGCGGTTGAAGAGATGAAGGCTATGATTGAAGAAATCAAAGCAATGATGTCTCCTAAAGAAGAAGAGATGGCTGAAGAAGAGGTAGTAGACTTATCTGCTGACGAACCTGCTGCAAAGCCTATCAAGCACTCTCCAGACACGAAACCTGCTGATATGCACAAGTTCTCTAAAGGAGCGAAGAAAGACACCCTATCAAGAATCTTTGACAAATTAGGATAATGAAAAAAGTAGAGAAACTTTGGGCAGAGTTATCTGCCAAGAAAACTCAAGAAGTTGAGTTGAGTGAGGAGCAAAAGGTTGAGTTGGCTATTGGCGATAATATGCCAAAATTGGCTAATGAAATTGAATCAACATTTAGAAATGTAGATAAACTTTTAGATGAAGCATTCACACCAATTCGTAGAATTGAGAAACAAGTTCAAGAGCTAATTGAACCAAGTTATTTTCAAAAAGAGTTTAAGACATTTACTACTACTTTAATGAAGTTAGAGTCTGCTTATGCAGAAGCGAGACAAACGATTCAAAATGCAGAAAATGATTTAGGCGTTAGCATTCCAGAGCCTAAAAATGTTACTGAAGCAGTAAGAGTTTTAGAAGAATTTCAAAGAAGAGAGGAAATGTTAAGGAGAGAGATTAACGAATACTCTCAAGCGTACAAGAAGTTTAAGTAAATAGAAAGGAGGGCATTGCCCTCCTTTTTTATTTAAACTCTTTTACTTCGTGTAGAAATAAAATTCCATCTTCATAGAATTTTACCTTTTCACCATATCTACTTAATAGAAATTCATTGACTTTGTTTTCAAGTCCAACTGCTCCCATATGTTTGCAATATGTTTGAATTGCAGTTGCTTTTACTGATTCGCTTAATTGATTGAATAAATACATATCTCCTTCTTTTTATTCACTATATGCAGATGGTATTCGTTTACCATCGTGTGTTATTAAATCTTCACCCTCCCAATGAATGGAGTAGTAGAAGTCTTGACCATTAGAGTACATCTCAAAATACTCTAAATAATCTTCTACGGTGTAAACATCACTCTCATCCGTTACAAAGCCAGAAGCGCAGTAAGAGTTGCTATCAATTCGTTTTAGGTGTTCAAAGTTTTCAATCAATTCCATCATTTCGGTGTTTTGGTTTCTCCAAACATACATAAAAAACTAACACACACAACATTATATAGTTAACTTATAAAAGTTAATCAACTTAAAAAAGAAAACAAAAAATGGCAACATCAATCACTACCACTTATGCTGGTGAATTTGCAGGGAAATATATTTCTGCTGCATTGTTGAGTGCTGACACCATTGAAGGTGGCGGTATTACTGTAAAGCCTAATGTCAAGTATAAAGAAGTAATGAAAACTCTTTCTACTAACGCATTAGTAAAAGACGCTGCGTGTGACTTCGCTGACCAAAGCACAGTTACTCTTGCAGAGCGTATTCTTCAACCAGAAGAGTTCCAAGTAAACTTGGAATTATGTAAGAAAGATTTCCACAACGATTTTTTAGCGATTGAAATGGGTTATAGTGCGTTTGACACATTACCTTCTTCATTTGCTGATTTCTTAATCGGTCACATCGCTGCTAAAGTAGCACAGAAGACTGAAGAGACTATCTGGACAGGTACTACTGCAACTGCAGGAGAATTTGACGGCTTCGCTACTTTGTTAGCTGCTGATGCAACTGTAATTGATGTAGTAGGCACTACTGTTACTGCTGCTAATGTTATTGACGAGTTGGGTAAAGTAGTTGATGCTATCCCTACTGCAGTATACGGAAAAGAAGACCTATACATCTATGTTTCTCAATCTATCGCTCGTGCTTATGTTCGTGCTTTGGGTGGATTCGGTGCTTCAGGTCTTGGTGCTAATGGTGTGAACAACGCAGGTACTACTTGGTACAATGGCGGTGACCTTGCATTTGACGGTGTTAAGTTGTTCGTATGTTCTGGTATGGCAGACAACGATATGGTAGCTGCACAAAAATCAAACTTGTTCTTCGGTACAGGATTGTTGAGCGACCACAACGAGGTGAAGCTAATTGATATGGCTGACCTTGATGGTTCACAGAATGTTCGTGTAGTTATGCGTTTCACTTCTGGTGTTCAGTATGGTATCGGTGCAGACATCGTATACTACACATAAGAAGTAGTTAGTTAATAATTGAAGAGGGCAGGTAGGCTTATGCTTGTCTGCCCTTTTTTTAATAAAAAAAAGAAATTATGGCTTGTGATTTAACAAAAGGTCGTGCGCTCCCTTGCCGTGAGTCTGTAGGTGGTATTAAAGCCGTTTACTTTGTAGACTTCGGTGACTTGGGTACGATTTCCTTAACTTCGGATGAGATTACCGATATGACAGGAACATTCTCTGCTTTCAAATATGAGTTGAAAGGCAACTCTTCAGTAGAGCAAACAATCAATGCTTCTCGTGAGAACGGAACAGTATTCTTTGACCAAGCGGTTAGCCTTACTTTGCCTCAATTGAGCAAGGAGGATAACAACGAGTTGAAGTTAATGGCTTACGGAAGACCTCACATCGTTGTAGAGGACTACAATGGTAACGCTTACTTGGTAGGTCGTGAACACGGAGCAGATGTAACAGGTGGTACTATCGTTAGTGGTGGTGCTATGGGTGACCTATCTGGTTACACTCTTACATTTAACGCTATGGAGCGTACTCCTGCAAACTTCATTGCAGGTGCTACAGATGGTTCGCCATTTGCAGGTATGACTTCAGCAACAGATACTATTGTTACTTCGTGATAATGTAGTATATTTGTTATGCACTTGGTGCGGACAATAGGTGTTTTGGTTAGGGTAGTCTTCGGGCTACCCTTTCTTTTTGATAACACTTTGCCTTTGTTGTGGTTAACCTTATATGCACATTGTAACTACAACTGATAGAAAGATATACTTTGTTCCCAGAGCGTTTGATTTAAGCGTATCGGTACTGATTACTGATGAGGAGACGAATGTATCTGCTACGGAGTCTTTAACGGCTACGAAGGAGGCGAACTACCTCCATATCACACCTTCATACAACTTCGTAGAGGGAAGGTACTACACGATAAAGATTACAGGAACAAACGAAATATACAGAGGCAAGGTCTATTGTACTAATCAAACTGACCTTGAGAAGTTCAGTATCAATAATGGTGAGTTCACCTACTACGAGGATACTGATAATGATAATCAATACATTTACCGATGAGCAATATACGCATCGTAAACCTTGCATCGCATACTACACCTGCCGTTGTTGAAGACAACCGCAAGGAATGGGTAGCCTATGGCGAGGACAACAACTACTTCCAATTCCTTATAGACAGGTACAACGGTAGTGCTACAAACAATGCCATTATCAATGGTATGACCGAGCTTATTTACGGAAAGGGTTTGTATGCTACGGATGCTTCAAGAAAGCCCGATGAGTACGCTATGATGAAGAGTTTGTTCTCTCGTCAATGTATGCGTAAGATAACTTTTGATCTCAAGGCAATGGGTCAAGCAGCAATGCAGGTTATCTACAACAAGGACAAAACGAAGATTGTACAAGTTGAGCATATGCCTATTGAGACACTCCGTATGGAGAAGATGAATGACGATGGCGAGGTTACAGGATACTACTACTCTAAAGATTGGACAAAGATTCGTAAGAAGGGCTTTGAGCCAATTAGAATACCTGCTTTTGGATATGGTGAGAAAGGTGAAGGGTTAGAGATTTATTGTATCAAGCCTTACCGCTCTGGATTCTATTACTACTCTCCTGTAGACTATCAAGGTGGTTTACCTTATGCAGAGTTAGAGGAGGAGGTAGCTAACTACCACATCAACAACATTAAGAACGGCTTGTCACCGAGTATGTTGATTAACTTCAACAATGGTGTACCAACTGAAGAGGAGCGTGAGCTTATAGAGAGACGAATCATTCAAAAGTTTAGTGGATCGTCTAACTCTGGTAAGTTCATTCTTGCGTTTAACGACAACAAGGAGATGGCTGCAAGTATTGAGCCTGTCCAATTGAGTGATGCAAGTGAGCAGTATCAGTTTTTAGCAGACGAGAGTATGCGTAAGTTGATGGTAGCCCATAGAGTTACCTCACCTATGTTGATGGGTATTAAGGATAATACAGGATTGGGTAACAATGCTGATGAGTTGAAGACGGCAAGTCTCTTGTTCCACAACACCGTTGTACGACCTATCCAAGAGTTGATATTAGATGCTATTGACGATATTATGGCGGTTAATGGTGCATCATTGAATATCTACTTCAAGACGCTACAACCGTTGGAGCTTCAAGCGGATATGGCTGAAGAAGAGAAAGAAGAATTAAGCAAAGTAGAGTTGGGGGACGATAGCCGCCCTTTTCTTGATGACGAGTTAGCCCACGAGATGTTAGATGCATTGGCTGACTTGGGAGAGGAAGAACCTCTTGACGAGGAGTGGGAACTCGTAGATGCAGAAGAAGTAGGAGATGAAGAACCCGAAGACTTTGATGTTGAGGGCTATTTAAACGGGCTTGTAAGCCTCTCTGCTACGCAGGACAGTAGTCAAGACAACCAACGCTATAAAGTGCGTTACAAGTACTCTAAAGGCACTTCAAAGACACCTACAGGTCAAAGCAGAACTTTCTGCAAGACGATGTTGTCTAAAAAGATGCTCTACCGCAAGGAAGACATTGGTATGATGAGTGCCAGAGGTGTCAACAAGAGCTTTGGACACAAGGGTAAGAACTATTCTTTGTTTAAGTACAAGGGTGGTGTAAACTGCTACCATAGATGGGAGCGTAGGATTTACAAGAAACGACTAAAGAAGGACGGCACAGAATGGGGAGGCAACGCCCTACAGGGAACAAAGTTTGTAAATGTGAACCAAGCGGTAAGAGAGGGATTTAAGTTACCTAAAAACCCTAAAGAGGTTAGTGTAGCTCCTATTGATATGCCGAGACAAGGGCATCACCCGAATTATAAGAAATAATGGCAAAGGTATTATTCATAAAAAGAGATGACTTGGTACGCAATAGCGTATTGAGTGGTAATGTAGATAGTGACAAGTTCTTGCAGTTCATAGAGATTGCACAAGAGATTCACATCCAAAACTATCTTGGTACAAAGTTGTACGATAAGTTGCGTAATGATATTATAGCGGATTCACTTCCTGTAAACTACGCTAACTTATTAGACGAGTACATTCAGCCTATGTTGATCCATTGGGCAATGGTTGAATACTTACCTCACGCTGCATATACTATTGCTAATGGAGGTGCTTACAAGCACACGGCAGAGAACAGTATAGCTATGGAGAAGAACGAGGTGGACTTCTTAACGAATAAGCATAGAGATATTGCTGAACACTACACTCGTAGGTTTATTGATTATATGTCTTTCAACAATGCAAACTTTCCAGAATATAACGCAAGTACGAATGAAGATATGTACCCAGACAAAGATGCCGTCTTCGGAGGGTGGCAGTTGTAAGAAACGCTACAAAGTCAAGGAGGTTAACCTAAAGAAGCTGAAGATGCTTGTACAAAAATTAGAGAAGAATGGCTAACAACATAAATTGGGGTAAGATATATGAGTCTACTGCTTGGGGTAGTGGGGTAAGTGATAATAGCATCTCTTGGGGTAAGTCATATGCTGATTTAGCAGGAGGAGGCTTTACAGGATTACTTGATACTTATTCGGGTGCTGCTGCTGCATATTCCTTGAGACAATTATCTTCTACCTATAGTGGCGATGCAATCGTAGTTCGTAGGGCAAGTGATAACACTACCCAAGCAATCGGATTCGTAAACAACGAGTT